CGCCGGAAGCCGGAACGTTAACGAAGCCGTTGTGCGCCCCGGCAAGGGGCACCGAGTTACCGCCCACCGAGCCGCCTGTGAGGGTAAGGTCGGGAGTGCCGGACACGTCGAAGCACCTAAGCCCCGCAAAGGAGCTGTCCAGCTCGAAGGTCAGGGTCGCGCTGGTGCCGCTGGTCTGCACCGTCATCTGCGGGGACTCGGGATAGGTATAGCCGGTACACAGCACCGCATTCGCTAAGATATATGCGGTGATGGCTCGTCCGGCGAGGGTGATGATCTGGAATCTCACGCCTGCTGTTGATTCCATCAGCGGGTCAGCAGTGAACTCTACCGTCAGCTTTGCCGTGCGGAAATTACGAGTGTTGTATGTCAGCTCCGGCGGGGCTGTGATCCGGGCATTGGTAAATCTCCACCCGGGGAATGCCGTATCGTAAAGGTCTCCCTGATGCCCCATAAAAGCGTTCTTGAGCTGCGAGCGCTTGGCTTCAAGTGCCGTGAGGCTCGACCCGATGATGTTGAAGACATAGGTCAGCTTCCGGGGGTCATAGTCCATGAAGTAGGATATCACACCGTTGCGGTTTGGTATCTTCTCCTCTGCAAAGTTCGGCGGCGGGTCGCCGATGACCGTAAGCTCACTGTCTATCGTGAGCCCGAGACCAGCGAGCGAGTCTATGTTTTTAAAGATGATCTTCCTCACTATCGCCCACCTCCGAGAATCTGTGAGATACTGCCGCCGAGAAGCATATCTATCTTCGGCGTGATCGTTTCAGCAAGCACGTCACGCCCATCTTCGTCAAGTACGATTCTCTGCACCGTTGTTGCCGATGCCATCGCTTTAAGCAGTTCCGTGGTGCTGTTGTCTGTGCCGCTCTGTGATGTCTGCGGTAATGCCTGCTGCACTCCTCTGGTCAGCTCCACGGCAGGGACTTTGAGCGAGGCTCCCGAAGATGCTGCTACAGCCGAGCTGACAAGCCGCTTGGAAGCCTCAGCTGCCGCTTTAGCCTCGTCTGATATGCCGAGTGCGTAGCCCTCGCCTGTGTAATCTCCAAGTCTGCGGAAAAGTTTAGACGGTGAATTGATCTCCGCCTCATCCTCAAGTGCTTCTTTTGCCTGTTGAACCATAGACCGAACAGCCGCCTCAAGCTCTGCTCTCTTCTCGGGATCATTGAATCCCTCAATGTATCCGTCTACTCCGTACATACCAAGCCTGCCGAACACGTTCTTGATGTCGGGACTCTGACTTTCGATTTCCTTTACCAGCTCTTTGATCTTTTTGTTGGTGGATATCTTAAGTTCCTCATACTGCTTTTCGGCGATCTTTGGGATACTGGTGTATGTATCTTCCCAAGTTTTGGAGAAATTCGCAAGCTCTTCGTCACTTGCATTAGTGAGTGCTTCGACGTACTTCTTCCCCTCGGGTCCGAGGGTTTTCAGGTACTCAAGCAGCCCTTCGTTGACGATCTTATTGCCGTTCTTATCAGTGCGTACAGCAAGGTCTTCGATCTTTTTATCCCAATCGTTAAGTTCACTTTGAGTATTACTGAGAACATTCTGCCATGCGGATATATCGAAACTGTCCTCGTCAACGCCGAGATTCTTGGTGACCCAACCCTCAAGAACGCCCTCCTGTGAACTTACCTTATCGTTATACGCTTTAGTCAGCTCATCTATCTTACCGAGAGTATCCTCCACCTGCTCTTCTGTGATTGTGAACACCTGAGAGGTCTTGCCCGCGGCTTTGTCTGCGCTATCTGCGACATTGTCGAGAGATTCGCTGATCTGCTCAGCGCTGTCGGTGACCTGTCCGCCGTTATCGGTTATCACAGCAGTAGTCGTATCGATGTCATTCTTTATGCCGTTGACCGACTCGCTTGCGGATACATATGCACTGTCAAGCGCACCGACAATGTCTTTCTGAGCCGTTATCTCGCTGTTCAGACTACCAACTTTGTTTGTCAGCTCGGCGATACGGTCAAGCATCTCGGGAGTGGCATAACCAGCCGATGCTTGCTTTTCTAATTCGAGCAGTTCCGCGGAAGAGCTCGCATACTCCTCATTGAGATCATTCAGCTTTTCGCGAGACGCTGTGCGTTCATCGGTCACATCGGCAAGTGCTTTTTCTGCCTGCACCTGCTCCTTGTACAGTTCGGTGAGCATTTCCTCGGCTGCGGCTGCTTTAGCCTTCTTCTTCATCGCCGAGATGCTGTCCTCGATAGCCTTTTTCTCGGTGGCAAGATGCCCTGTCTCGGCATCAAGCTGTATGTTCAGCCCTTCGTAGGAACTGTTAAGGCTCTCCACGATAGCCGCCATCTCAGCCTTCTGCTCTGCCGAGAGCTGCTCTTCGTCATCAAGTGCATAGAGCTTTTCAAGCATCTTTTCCGCAGCTTCGGCTTGTGTTTCGATCGCATCGGCGCTTTCGGAATACTTTGCCTTGCTGTCGGAAATACTCTGAGCAAGCCCGCTGACACCGTCAACAGCCGCCTTCTGCTTCTCATTGAGGAGGTCGTAGCTGTCGGCTGTTTCTTGGATAAGGTCAGTCTGCGTTTTGATAAGAGAAGTGATTGCAATCTCAGCTGCAATTGCCGCTGTTCCTATCAGCACATAGGGATTCGCCATCTGTGCTGCGTTCATGGCTTCGGCGAGCGTCTTTCCCTCTCTCATGAGGTTGTTTACAGTCTGCAATGAGCCGATAACGTTAGTCAGCACCATTCCGGACTTGTATACCACGAACGCCGCCGCTGCCGCTTTGGTCGCGGCTTCTATACCGTACACAGTCTTCGCCGCTGCGCCAAGCTCGTTCTCAATGATCCTATGGGCAGCTGTGACAGCTCCCGATAGACCGTTCTTACCGAACTCCTCGGACATAGCCGAGATCAGCTTTGTGCCGAACTGTGCGGCTTTGCGCAGGCTCGGGGTGAGCCTGTCGGATATGGCTATCTTGGCACCCTCAGCCGCCGACTGCATAAGCGTCAGGTCTCCCGCAAGATTGTCAAGCTGTGTCTCTGCCATAGCCTGCGCCGCTCCTGCGGCGTTGTCTATCTCGCCTGTCAGTGCCGTCCAGCGTTCGCTTGAAGTGGAAAGCAGAGCGTTCACGGCTGAAAGGTCGGTCTTGTTGAACAGTGCCGTTTTTGCCGCATCTGCGCCTGCTTCGGTCATGCCCTGCATAGCCGTGTTGATATCGCCGAAGATATCGGGCAGAGCTCGCATCTCACCGTTAGCGTCATATACCGCAACGGTCATATCCCCGACTGCGATCTTGCCGTCAACAGCCGCCTGTTGTAGTGACAGCAGAACATTACGCAAATGTGTTCCGCCCTCAGCGCCCTTTATGCCGTTATCGGCAAGCACGCCGAGCGATGCCGCCAGCTCGGTAGTACCGCCCTTCAAGCTCTTAGCTGTACCGCCTATTTTTAAGATACCCTCGCCCAGCTGCCCAACGGAGGTGTTGGTCTTGCTGGCGGTCTTTGCCATCTTATCCACGAGAGCACTTGTCTCGTCTATCGAGAGTCCGAGAGCCGACTGAGCATCTGTCACCATGTCGGAGGCTTCGGCAAGCTCGATACCGCCTGCCGCCGCAAGGTTCAGCACCTTCGGCAGCATCTCCATTGACTTGTCCGCATCGTAGCCTGCAAGCGCCATATAGTTGAGCGCGTCAGCAGCTTCGCTCGCATTGAATGCAGTGTCGGCGCCCATCTGCTTTGCAAAGTCCCGAAGCTCTGCCATCGTCTGCGACGCTTCCGATCCTTTATCCGCGAGCTCGTCGGCGGTAAAGCCCATGGTCGCACCTATCTGCGAGACGGAACTGTCAAACTCCATACCCGCATCAACAGAGCTTTTGCCCACTGCGAGCAAAGCAGCAGCTACAGCAGCGAATGCCTTGACGAGGTCGGCGGCGTGCTTTTTGGCATTACCGGTAAAATCCTCCAGCTTCTTGCCTGAGTCCTCGGCATTATCGCCGAGCTTTTCCGCACTCTTGGAAGCCTTGTCCATGTCGCTTGATGCGTTTTCGGAAGCCTTGCCAGAGCTTTCAAGCTCATTTCTGAGATTCTTAAGTTGGCTCTGTGTACGGTCTACCTCCCGCTCGAACTCTCGGTACTGCTCAGGAGTGATTTCTCCTGCCTTAAACGCTTTGTCAACGTCAGCCTGAGCTCCTTTGAGAACTTCAAGTTTGCTCGCTGTCTGCTCGATTGCCTGAGTTAGAAGTTCCTGCTGCTGCTTCGCAAGCGTTGTGCTCGAAGGATCCAACTTCAAGCCTTTCTGTACCTGTTTAAGCTCAGACTGTGTATTCCTCAGCGACTTGTCAGCATCAGAAAGAGCCTTAGTAAGTCCCGAAGTGTTACCGCCGATCTGGACGGTGATGCCCTTTATCTTCTTTGATGCCATCAGTCTGCCTCCCATCGCTTCAGCATATCTATATAACGCTTGTAGTCGTTCTCCGAGATACCGCCTGCTTCATACGCTGCCTTTACGTCCGGCAGATTGCCGAGCGCTATACGGTACTGCTCCTCGGGGTCTGGTATGTTCTCACCGTTGGCTCGGCGAATGCTTCTTACCTTCTCATGCAGGATATCGAGAGCCATGCCCAGCGTGATATCATGGAAGTCTGACATCTGCAAGCCTGCTGACATCAGCATTACACACAGCTCGTCAGCTCTTAAAGGCAAAGAATCGCCACCGGTGTTAGCCGAACGGTTTTGCTTTGAAACCTTCGCCGTCTCTGCATACAGCTCCGAAACAATAGTTATGATCCCTGCTATATCTATCCTTCCGAGTGTCCCGACCCACTCGTCGAAGGTCGGCAGGTTCCCTGTGCCTTCACATGCGAGGACATACAGCGCTTGCAGATAGGCGACAGTGTCACCGTCTATCAGATCACGGAGCAGTTCCCGTCCGAACTCGGCTCGGTATGCTATATGCGTATACAGCGACGCACAAAGCGTCAGCTTAGTCTTTCCTATCTTGATAGTCCGTCTCATGCTTTACCCTGTCCGAAAGCTCGGCTTTCTTTGCGTTGTTCCAGCGGTCTACTGTTCCCGTGAGGTAGCCCGTGATCCTTCTGATGCGCTGAAAAGGCACGGCATTATCTGCATAGTATGTCAGCTCGGCATACTCGCCGTCGAGCTTGATATCAACTTTGCCGTTGATGCGCGGGTACTTATCGTTGGCGTGCCTTTCATATGCCTTGAGCTCTTCGGGGCTCATGCCCTCGGGGTGGTTGCCTATCCTTATCATGGTATCAGCTCCTTGCCAAAAATGACAAATATAAACAATAAAGTTTGTGCAAGATTTTTCAAATTCAGTGTTGACATACGTGTTAATACGTGCTATAATATAATTACAGAAAGGGGGATGCTAATGAAATACAGTGAACTAAAAAAGTTACTAAAGAAAAATGGCTGCTACTTAAAAGAGCATGGAAAACGACATGATATGTGGTACAGCCCAAAGACAGGCAAGACTTTCCCAGTGTTAAGACACGACGGTAAAGAAGCTGCCAAAGGAACACTTGACAGTATCCTGAAGGACGCGGGGCTAAAATAATCCCCGCACCCTTAAGGGTGCGATCATAATATATTTTTTCTTATAAAAGGAGGTCTTTTTATGGCAAAATATGTTTATCCTGCCATTTTTACGGAAGAGGAAAACGGAATGTATTCTGTTGTTTTTCCCGATCTTGAGAGCTGCTACTCTCAGGGAGATGATCTTGAAGAAGCCATTGAAAATGCAGCCGATGTTCTATGCTTCACCATTTATGAACTTGAAGAGCGCGGTGCAGATGTTCCGGTTCCGACACCTATCCGCAACGTGAGGTACGATAACAGAGACTTTGTATCGCTTATAGCTTGCGATACACTTGAATACCGCAAACTTAACGATAACAAAGCAGTTAAGAAAACTCTGACAATTCCTAACTGGCTCAACATTTCAGCGGAACGCGCCGGAATTAACTTCTCGCAGGTCTTGCAGGAAGCCCTGACAGAAAAGCTCGGTCTGAACTAACAGCATTCACGCCCCTGCCCCGTCACAAGAGCAGGGGCGGTTTTCTGCCCTTTTACTCAGAAACGATAACCGTACAGGTGTCGTTGTAGGTCGCGCCGTCAACCGTGATCGCAGCGGTGATGATCGCACTGCCCGCACCGACTGCCGTAATCGTACCGTTCGAGACGGTCGCCACGGTACTGTCACTGCTCGACCATGTCACGGTCTGATCGGAGGGTACAACGCTTACTGTCAGCGTTTCGGTGGCTTCATCGGCAAGTCTGACGGTGTGCTTGTTAAGACTCACGGAAGCGTTCGTAACATCAGGCTCGGGAACCTCGCTCAGAAGCTCCTTGCCGTCGATCTGGTATCTGACAAGCATATCTGTAGGTCTCGGCGTGGAAACGATAGGCACCTGCGCGAACGTCCAGTCGAAGTTGCCCCCCTCCGAGGTCTTGCCGCTGTCGGAGGGTCTGCCGTTAGCCTGACACCAATAGTAGATCGACGTCAGACCCACACCGTCGCTTGTGTCCTCGTAGAGTATCAGCGCGAAGTAGGGGTATTCCTCGCCGTTGGCATACTCTGCAAGCCCTTCATCGGTCTTGATCTCATTGAGCCATGCCTGTTTGACCTCTCCATCGAGCAGGGAAAGCAGCGTGAGATTGATGTCATAGCCGTCGTTGACGGTGTCACCGTATACCTTGACGCCGTCTGCATACACCTCCTGCGAGTCTCCGCGAGGGTCTGCGGTGTACTCTCTGCCGCCAGAAGTCGTGGTGACGAGGTGCTTGACCGCGCCGTAGCTTATCTTGGGGAGATCGTTCTCTGTGGTCAGAGTTCCCATAGCATATCCGACGCGGCGAATACTTTTCTTCATCTTGGTTGCCGTCTTCATTCTATTTTTCCTCCTTTATGATTTTTTCACATTCTTTGAAAAATGCGTCGTTGAGCTTGTCCTGTACAGGTGCGATGTGAACTTTCGGGTCTACATGGCTGTCATTCGGGTAGTGATGCTCCACTCCGTTTTCCAGCAAGTGGGGCAGCCGATACTCGCTATTATGCAGAACTATGCGGAAACTGCCGCTTTCGCCAAAGCGTTTGAGATGCCAGCTCTTAGCATACTTGCCGGTATGCTTTGGCGAAACTTCTCCAAGCTCCTTCTGTGCCTGTTTAGCAAGCCTGTCAGCTGCCTTGGATATCTTTTCTCCGACTTCATGGGTGTACTCTGTCAACAGCTCCATGAGCTCGTCAGCGAAGTCATTCAAGCTCCACCACTCCCTCCTCAAGCTCATATGTAACGAGCCAGACGCGGTTATCGCCGCCGATCCAGTCCACGCTCTTATCGAACGCGATGCCGTGTTCCGTGAGGATATCCTCGACCCTGAGCTCAGATTCGTAGTCACTGCGGGCATGGACAAGATGCAGGACAGCCCACTCCGCCGAGTAGACCGCTATACCGTCGGCGAATACGGTATCACATTCCCTGTCCCACGCGATGTATGGCGGCTGTGCCTCGGCTCGGAAGTCTCCCTCACTGTGGACGAAGCCTATCTCGGCGAGCAGATCAGATAATTTCATGATAGCGTCCCTCCCTGATGGCTTCAAGGGTGAGCTGCGTGCAGGGCGGAGCAGTATCGAGGATAGCCTGTGATTGCAGGATATTATACTGCTTGCCCTGCGATACAGCAACGCAATTCGCGGGAAACTCCGCACGGTAAGGTATTCGTACTACTCTGTCAGCTTTTCTTCCGTGCTCATAAGCCTCGAAGAATCGCTTTGAACCGACAGTGCGGTCGCCGTATCGAATCCCTGTCTCGATAGCGCTCATACTGTCATCGGGGGATATGCTGTAGAGGTCGAGGATCCCGTCGTTAAACGTCTGAGTCTTCTTCATACGCCTCCACCGCCTTTCCCGCACGCAGATTCCAGAGTTCGTCTGCAAAGTTCCGCTTAAAGTCCTCAAGCGCGTGATTGTAGATGTAGCGGCAGCAGTCCAGCAGAAGCTGAGACTCGGCGGTATTTTCGTCGGAAAAATCCAGCTCTGCGCCTGCATAGCTGTTCAGAACGTTCTCGGCTCTGACGAGTATGCCCGAGAGCTTTGTGTCTGTTGCCTCATCCTGCCATGTGACATCGAGGTAGTTCTTCAGCGTTTCGAGCGTCATGCCTGCTGCCTCCTGTCGTTAAGATTTAGTTACTGTCACGGTGTAGGTCTTTTCGGCATCACCGTTTGTGACTGTTACCGTGACTGTATTCTCACCGTCAGCCCACGATGCAGCTGTACCGTTGGCGACCTCTGTACTGCCGTTCATGATAGTGATCTCGGCATTCTCGTCCTCGGCTGTTGCTGTGATCGTGTTGGTGCTGTTGGTGGTCGTGGCTGTGTACTCCGTCACCTCAGCCGAGAATGACGGAGCGAGTGTCAGCGAGCCTATCGTCAGCCCCGAAAGGCTCGCACTCAAGGGTTTTCGGGAGCAGTGCTTGTGTTTGCATTGATCGTCCAGTACAGCGGAGACAGACCCGAGATGTCAAGCAGAAGGAAAGCGTTGTTGTCCTTGGGCTTGCCTGTGGCGTGGAGCTTGATCTTGTATGTGCGGAGATCGTCGAGGAATGCGAACTCGTCGCTGTACTCGATCTTGCCGTTCTTTCCTGTGCCTGCACCCATGAAGTAGCGCTTACCGATGCCGAGAACGGCTGTTCCGCTCGTGATAGCGTTAGACTGTACGATCTTGGTCGGGAACGGCAGTACATCGTTGACATATCTGCCGTCGGGAGTCTGTACCGTAGTCGCGGGCAGAACGAGCTTGAAGTAATCCTGCGGGTTGACCACCATTATCAGACCGTCTACCGTACGGTATCTCGGCTCTTCGCCCTCGCCGTACTCGATCTTCGCAAGCCTTGATACAAGGTCGCCGTAGCTGGCAGGCGAGAAGTCGATGATTGAAAGCGCATCCTTAGCACTATACTCACCCTGCGCGTCAGTACCGCCCGCAAGGTCTCTGTCCATGCCGACAGGCTCGTTCTTGCCCTTGCCCGATACAATGCCTGCTTCAAGCCCTACTGCCAGCGCATCGGTGAGGATCGCACGGATATATCTGTCGACCCAAGCGGGACCGAGATCAAGCATATCCTTCTCGATCTGGAAGAATGCCGAGAGCTTATACTGCCCGAGGGTGACAACGTCGATGCTGCCCTCCAGCTCCTTTGTGATCTTGGAGCCCAGCGGACCCCAGACGGCGGTCTGAACTCCCTTTGTGTTAACGACCCACTTGGTAAGAGCCGTTGTGTTGACAAAGTCGATCATGCCGAGCAGAGGGTGTGCCTGGATCATATCGTTCATTACCTCGTCGATGACGGTCTCAGGGAACGCCTTATCAACGTCGGTGATAGCTGCCTTCGGATTGCCCGAACGCATGGCGGCAATGACTGCCTCGTAGTACTCGGTCTCGGCGGAGGTCAGCGGGTGCACGCCCCTCGCAGCGAGAATGCTGTTGTCCATGCTGGACATGAGCCCCTTTGCCTCGTTCATTACTATCTCGTGTCCGAACTCCTGCCACTCGGCGAGTGCCTTCTCCAGCGCCTCGGAGTCACTGTCCTTGACTGCCTGCGAGATGTTGCCAAGCAGTGTGTTCTTCTTTTCTGCGAATTTACCCAGATTGATTGCCATTTCTGAACCTCTCCTTTACTTGTAAAATTTCTTGAAAACGGCGATCATCGCCGTTCTTTCGGCTGCCTTGTCCTTGCCGTGGTCTGCCTTCGGCTCGGGGTCGGGCTTCGGCTGATTCTTGTAGCTGCCGTAGTAGTCCGAGAGAGCCGCCGCAGCGCTTTCGGATTTGGTAACGGACACAACAAACATATCGCCAATGTCCTTGCCCGTGTACCAGGTCTCGGTTTTGAGTGCTTCACGGAGCTTGTCCTCGTCGGCACCGGCGGCGAGCTTGCCCTTGTAAATGCTGACCATGCTTACCTCTGCCCTGCCGAGCATATCGCAGGCTTCGAGCATATCGTCAGCGTTTCCGTAGGCGTATGTCCACGGGCGGTGGATCATCATCTGTGCGTACTCGGGCATCTCGATCTTGTCACAGGCGCAGGCAATTACTGACGCTGCACTTGCAGCTATGCCGTCGATGTGTCCTACGGTCTCGCCTTCATGACGCTTGATGATCGAGCAGATCGCCAGCGCCGCAAACACATCGCCGCCGCCCGAGTTGATGTAGATATCCACGGGCTTAGCCTTATCCAGCTCTGCGAACATATCGGCTATACCCTGCGGATAAACGCC